CCAAGATATTTTGAAACCGGCAATGGTTCAATTGACACATATCGTAGTCAAAATAATGGCGATCCAATTATGCCATTATCTGCGCTTTTGCACGTAATGTCTGGTACGAAAACAGTAGTAAGTCAAGTTAGTCCATTATCACTATCATTATTGCCTCGTTATAGTTTTGGCGAAACAAACTTCAAGTATCAATATGCAATTCGCGGATTATATCATCAACTTAAATCTGATACCAGCGGTAAATCCGCACTTGATCCATTACAATCTCTTGCTGCACTTGAAAGCATGGTTAATATCTTTAATAAATTCTCGCATGGATCAATTAAGATCGATCCCACACTTGCGCAAAATATTGCGCAATCGCTGACATCTGGATTTGATTTCTTGCACGATATCTACCGCACTAAATATTACACAAATGTCATTAATGAAAACGGTTTAATTAGCGGCGTACATAAAAACATATTGCCACTGCGAGAAAACATCATCAATGATAAACTTGAATCATCGAATGTTCTAAAAAATCAAGCGTTATTTATCCTTTCAAATACGCCAAATACAGAAGTTCCAACACCGTTTGCGCTTAATAAAAATGCAGTTCGTGATATTGCGAATGTTGTTGCTGTTGTTGAAAATAATAATCGCGATGACGCGATTCGGATTGTTATTGATGGAACGCTTCCGGAAGGCGAACACGGTGATGCGATTATGGCGAATATTATTGATATGAATATCATGCCTTTTGATATGCATGTCCTTGCGCGCCAAATTCCCATGCATTTCCTATGGAATCATGCTTATACATTTGACGCAATCGTTGGCGAAATGATTTACGAACAAACTGCACCACAACGTATTCTTGAACTTTATGAATGTCCTGAAGGTAAGCCAATGAATATTAGAACCGCGCGTGACGCACTGTTTGCAATGCTAACAGATCCATATCGCGCATTAACACACAAAGAGAAATTCATGGTCGATAGGATGCTTATCGGTGCAACTGGCGTGCCCGGGCTCAATCGCGTTAAGTTCATTAGCGACCAACTCGCTGGCGGTATTCTTCTGGGTAAGCTTATCACATCACACAACAGACATCGTGAAATTGGCCCGCAGGATGCTGATGACACGTACAATATTAATGTTGCGTATGATTGCAATACTACCGAAACAATTGAAATGAGTAAATTCATTGCTGAATATGCACGTGAAGCCGATTTGAATCTCGATAATTGTGAACTTGCATTCGCTGATCTCAGTGAGATACTGAAGTTTGTTCGTCCATGGTATGTGAATAATGAAACATCATACATTAAAGCAGCAATCGCTCGCGCTGACTCATTCATAAATGATGTCGGAATTGGTACCACGATTATTACGCAAAGCAACTATGCCGATGAGGAGCCATCGCTCAAAATCGCTGCTGAGCAAATTAAACCACCAAACGTTGTTCAGCAAATTTTGCAATTTGTAATTAATAACAGAAAAGATAAACTCAAAAATGTTAATATTGAAAAATTAATGTCGTTGATTAATAGATGGAATTTTGCATCGATTCCCAGCACAGAAATAAATAACGATTGTGCATTGCTCAAATGCGATTTCGACACGCATGATCTAAGGATACCATCAACGTTGGTTGGTAACGATTTGACGTATGATTCTACTTTGGATGAGTATGGCAATGTATCTTATTCATCCACACCACTCGATACAGACTTATTGCCTATCGCACCCATAATCCATGATATGCGTATGGATACCTTACTTGTACGCAATCTCATTCATATTAGTTTAGTATTTGCAATTATGCAAAATCGGTTGCATGCTGACGCAGTTTATTTGCGCGATAAGCACGTTGCATCGGCGATGAGCTCGCTTAACCCGAATATTTCACAATTCTACGGCTTCCAATCTATTGCGCAAGAGCCATATGCTTCGCAAAAGCCAAATTACATTACGAAAAAATACATTTAAATGCAAATTGCGCGTAATTATAAAACTTATATACTTTTTTTGCATACATCAATAATATAGAACATAGTGCAATTCTCATCATTAATGGAAAAACAAGGAAATACCTTATTCTTTGGATTACTTAATGGCGGCGCGACTTGTTGGTTAAATGCAACATATCAAGCGTTAATTTCAATTGAACCGTTCATGACATATTTACGCAAACACATAACAACAATTGATCCATCGCGCATTATTAATGCTGACGCAATAAATGAAAAATTAATGCGTAAGTTCTTTGGACATGGAACGCAACATACAACATTGCTTGATGCGGTTATCGATAAATTAACAACACCAGATACGTTTTATAATTGTGAGTTTTTCAAGAAATACGCAGTATCATCAGAAATGCCATTACCACTTGCGATTTGCGCGTTAAGCGATAGTATTAGATATCCGCAATCACAACAATACTTGCAGGAATCTGCATTGCGTTTATTTGGCGCGCTTGTCATATATTGCGCAGCAACAGGTGCGCGTCCATATCCCGAATATCATGCAACCGGTGAAGTTGGATATGCAATGTTCGAAACAATTATCGGCGCACTTGAATTTGAAGGTTTAAAAAATATTCGCGCAATGTTTAACATTGGCGTTAAAAGTCGCGCATTATGTTTAAATCACGCAAAACAAATAAATAACGCCTTACCCATTGGTGATTGCATAGATCAACTTTGCATTCATGTTGTTCCACCTTCATCAACTGCAGTTGAACGAGCAGATACTGCGTACGAAATTTTCGCATCATCTGTACAAACATCTGCAGATGTTTCGGATAAAGCCTGTTCTATTTGTAAAATTCCAACTATCATGTGCGTTGAAACGCATGAAAAATTTGGACCGGTTATTGCCATTATTACAGATGATAGTGTTGCGCGCGGACTTATCAAAGGTGCAACAAGCACATCAGCATATAGACGCAATCCCATTGGACAAATTTATATTCCCCACGAATTTACAATCCTTAACAAAGTAAGCGAATCTACTTATGATTTTGTAACATATCGCATATCATCGCAAATTTTGCAAGAAGGCGGGCATTTTACAGCAATGGTTGCGCGAACTGATCATAATATTACATCATATGCGTATATTAGCGATACTTGTGTTAATACCATACCAAATATGAAAGTTAGTCCAGGTATGACAATGCTATTTTACACGGCAGTGTCTAAAAGTGGATTAATTATTGATGAACACACCGCAATGCAATTATTTGAGCGAACCACATATCGCTCAATTCAAGGATATATTGCACTCAATAACAATAGTAATGTTTGCTCATCTGTTGGATTGGCGCCACAAGAATTGCTCAACTCGGTTCATATCGGTCGTCTAAAATTTAGCCTATCTGCGGGATTTGCAGATATTGTGCGCGAATTTTATAAAGTTGCATTAAATTCGCAAATTATGCTTGCAGTGCATACAACACTTGCGCAATCTGGAATTGACGCGTTTTACGATAATGCGGTTGGTATTGGATTCGCAACTGAAATTACGCAAGCGCTATGGAAACAAATACAAAATAGCGGAGGATCCGCAAAATTTACACCAGCTCATTTTATTGCATGGAAATTATGGTGCTCGCCTCAAATGTTGCAAATTTTAGCAACGGATTGTGCGGATAAACTAAGAGGCGAATTACGCAAGCGAATTGCGAATTCAACAACACCGCTCGTTGGCCTGGCGAATGATCCTTCGGTTATTAATCTTCCCAATGCAATTCGCGCGGTTGTTTCAAAACTTATACTCGCGGCATTCACGGGTACGGATATTGATCAAATTGTTGGAAATGATTTTACTATTGATGCAAATAAAACAAAAATTATTACGCGTCCTGAACCAATTAAATTGGCGATACCAATCTCACAACAACAAACAATTCCAATTATCGCATCAAATTCGCAACGGCAAACAATTCCAATTATCGCATCAAAAACGCAACAATCAAATTGCGATGCAATATTTCCGCGTCGTATCACTCAAGTTATTAATAAAAAATAAAATAAAATCGCGATTTTATTTTGAATATTTTTTTAATATCGCAAATATAAGAACGTTTGTTTTTCTGCGAAATGAAGTTCAATCCGGCGATTGAAATGTCAATACATTGCATGCGATGTGATAAAAAAACCACATCAAAGGTTGCGGAAATTGTTGAAAAAAAGAACAATTTCCGCGCAATCGGTAAATGCTTGGTTTGCGGAGCATCAACAACAACATTTTTGAAACGTGAAGTTGTCGATGCGTTAAAACGTAAAAATGGAGGATGTGGTTGCGATCGCGATAATAACGATGATGCTGGTATTCCGCATCCAACTGAAAAAGGTGCGAGTGTAAAACGTTCTCGTTCTCGCTCATCAAGATCAGGCTCGCGTAAATCACGCAAATCTAAATCATCACGCAAATCTAAATCATCACGCGGGTCACGCAAATCTAAACCATCACGCGGATCACGCAAATCACACCCTCACAAAAAATAAATATTGCGTGCAAAAATAAATATATTTATTTTTTGTATTTATGAATAAACCGCGCTATCCCATCTAAACTTTTTCTGGTCTGGATTGCGGTTCATGTCAATATCCGGAATTTGGTCTGGCGAATTTACATCTACTGCCGACGGGCGTGATAAACCACACCATGGAACGGCATCATAAGTATCATGTCTATCGGGTGAAAATGCTGCTCCAGTCCATGAACCAGGATTGCCGAGACGTTCTTTAACAAACTGTTTGTTTGATTCAATAATCTTTGGATCAAGCGTTGCTTGCATTGACCAATCAACAAATTGCGCTCCAGCGCTACCATATTCATTATCGGCGTATGGTGTCGGAACCGATGCTCCAACATTACACACTTCGCCACCCGATGAAATAATTCCTTCACCAATAAGCGCATTTTCTAAAGTTTCTTTATTATCCGCAGTTGTTCCACTGATTTGAACAACGGGTGTATTATTTTGTACAACCGGCTGTACATGCGTTCCGCATGCTTTTACCATCATTTTTTTATGTAAGTCATTCGTAAAAACGTAGACTACAACAATGACAATGACAACTAATACCCAATCTTCCATTATGCTTTATATAGTCTCAATTTAAAAACACTACCACAAAAATATTTGTATTGCACAATACGTGTATATTCAAAAACAATAAAAAATAACATAATTTATTATTCGCGTTTTATGTTAAACACTTTATTTTTCTGGAGCAAATCTCTGACGCATTTCTTCGCACCTACGCAATGATAAGCTCACATCAACATAACGTTCCATTGCCAAATTAAGTTCGCGAAGTAAATTAATATCTGTTGGTCTGAATGTTAATTTTTCCGCGATTTTTTCTATAAATTTTTTCCTGTCAGTGGCGTCACCACTATTTGCTGCAGCGATTGCTATACTTGAAACAATATTATCAAATCTTTTTGCGCGATACAATCTTATTAATTGTGGCGCGATACTTAGACGCAATTCGCGAATAACACGTTCGCGCATTTCGATAAGTGGACCCTTTATGAATGTATCATAATATGACGTTCCATATTTATGCGCGAGTTGTTGTGGCGTGCTTGTTCGCTGCAAACATTCCGCATATTGCGTTATTTGTTCGCGCTCTGATATCATCGCCTCTTGCGATTGCTCTACGGCAACTTCGCAAATAATATTCGCAATAATGATAATATTTTCATCGCTGATGATATCCCCAACTCTGCCACTGCAAATAGAAGGTAATTTATCATGAGTTAATAATCGGCGAACACTTTTATCAACATACACATCTGCACGTTGTAACGTGCTCTCAACAAAGTTATCAAATGCACCCACAACGCTTCTTTGTTTTTGCGCGATTTTGCGCACACTTTGCGAATCATCAGTTGAATATTGTACACAATATTCACTTAACATTGCGGTTGCGCGGCGAATGCGATATTCATCATACATCGTATAGTCAATATTATCGCGTAATGTTCCATCTTCATTTATTGCAGATGTCCATTTTATGCGAAGTTCTTCATTTTCATCATTTGCTGGATCAAAACGAGTATCACCGCAAATAAATCGCGCAAATAATGATATTAATCCATTCATGTAATGTTGAAAATCTATTTGATATTTTCCACTTGATACTGCGGTTGGATATTCCATTTTATCGCCGACGCTAATTTTTATACAGTGACCGCTTGCAGTTATTTCGCGCGTGCGTTCTACAATAACATATGGAAATTTATCGCCCGGCTCAGGTGGTGTAAATTGAGCTGCCTCAATTGGACCGCCATGTTGCAATGCTTGTTCATATTGTAATTTCATTCGCTCAACAAAGCGCAAAATCATTACATTTTTCTTCATTGGTTTATATGATTTATATTGTATGAAATCGGCGACATTCATACCAGCGAGAACGCTTTCGTGAAAACGCGTAATAGATCGCTTGATTACTTCAATAGGATCAACATCTTCTGAAACCGCGAGCAGTTCTTCAATAATCGCTTCGCCAATTTTGCGTGTAATTGGGGCATGCCCTTGTTTAACAGTGTCAATACCGCGTACCATTGGTTTAGCATTAAACGTTACGCCAACAACATGAGGTCGTAGCATATATTTTTTCCTACCCAAGAAAAGTGCTGGCATTCCGACTTCCTCATAAGCCATGGATAGAAAATTTGTTCCATTATCTGCAAGTAAGTGTTTTGACACAACAACGCGTAATTTTTCCATATCGGCACGCGCCAATTCAACTTGTGCGCCCCAATATGCTTCACGCGATGAAAATTTACCAGCGATCCAATCGCGATCAATTTCTGCATACATACGATCTGGCGCAACAGTATAAACACTGTCAGTATCGCCATAATTTATTTTATATCCCATATTAATAAGAAGTTGCGCGATTTGCGAAATATTATAGCGACCTGCTGCAGTTACGCCAGCCGCTCCGATAAGACTATAATAAGCAGATATAGGAGAACCCATTTGCCCATAATAAGTATTTGCTAGAACCTTTAGCGCAAGTTGTTTTGAATTTAGCATTTTGTGTCGCAATACGAGTTTTTGTGCTTCATCCATTAATTCGCGAGGATGTGTTTGCGAAGCGTGCCCGAAAATATTTAATACTTGATCATCTAATCCGCGATCATCAAGTAAAATGGAACATCCTGCGACATTACTGAAAATTTCGATAAGTCGCTTATCAACAACATTAGCCATTTCCACGCGAACCGCTTTGCGCGAATCCAACAAGAAATTAAGAGCAATGCCAGATAAACTCATATGTTCGCGCTCAAGCGCAGGACGCCCGCGAATTTCTTTACCGTTTGCATCATATGATATTATTGTAGGGCGTTCGCTTATGGGCGTATTGGCGTTTGTTGCATGTGGTTTGAGTATTCCATTATGGCGCACAACCCATCCTTCAGTTCTATATGTTGCGATTACTTTTCTATTTTCTGCATCCATAATATTGTAATCAAATGGCACAATGTGGTGCAAACTATAACCCATTGCGATTAATAATTTTGCAGTTTTCTCATCCGCAACAATACGATCTGGACTAATATTATACGTGCGCATTAACGACGGATATAGCGAACTGAAGTCAAGTGCAGTACATGGACGCTTACACGTTTGTAATTGACCGTCTGCTGCGATATATTTTCCTTGACTAAATCCCAGTACTGGTTCAAATACACGCCCTCCTTGATATTTAACCCTTGGACGTGATGGTGAGCGCGATGACATTGCGATATTAACAGAATACGCAAATGATGTTGATAAATTAAGCACGCGCATACCATCAGCATGAACAAACGCATCAATAAGTGATGTGAAAGTTGTACTCGCGAGTTCGCGATGATCATTAAGAATGCCAAGTTTATAAATAAGTTGTAGCGGTCGTACACTATCAATTCCACAATAAGTATTAATTGTTTCAATATCTGCTTCATTAATGCGACGTGCACCGCATGCACAACATTTTTCGAGACACTCATCACGCAAACGCAATGGAGCGCGACGACCATCACAATAAGTCCATTGGTGCATTGGTTGTGTTTTGTCAATAGGATCGTAATCAATCTCACGAACGCGAATTGCTTCACCGTTCGGACCACCCGTACAAAACTTACATGTTTTGCGTTCGTCGCAATGACAATTCCGCGGAATTGATGCATCGGCGAGATCTCTCGCCCTCTGAAACATTCGCAACATATTTTTATAATAAATATCAATCTTTTGCGATAAATTTGCTTTGTGCAGGTACGTGTTTAGAGATTGCGCGAAACGAACTTCCTCTTTTTTATAAATTCGCCGCATTGTAGGCATTAAATCAATATCAACAGAACCTGCAAACATTGACACCTGTTGGCATTCATGATTTGATTCGGGCGAAATTTTAATATTCATTCGCGTGAATTTGCGCCTATAGATTTCGCGTGCTTTACTTTCATCAAGTTCATCATATGAAACGAAACTTAGATCCATGTTTTCCATAACTTCCTTGCAAAGATCATAATAACAAACTTTATCATTAAATAAGGGCCAATCAAAATTAGATCCATTAAACGCAAAGCGAATATCTGGCAACATTCGCGCAGATATTTTTGCCCGCGTTAATAATAGATCGGATTCGCTTTTGCATTTGATGAAAATTGTACGCATTCCGTTCATTCCGGCGCGATTAATACTTTCAATATTTGGCGCGTTTGATGCATATAACGTCAAGATATAACAAACCAGTGGAGTTGGAATCCAATGGTATGAATAAACCAAACTTATTGTTGTAATTGTGTATTTATCGCCAACATGCGGAATATCGCCATTTTCAATTTCATTTTCAGTTTCAATATCCCAACTTTCGAGTAAAATTTTATCGCGTAAAAGTTTATCCAATTCTTCTGCAGTTGCACGTAATGCCGCGATTTGCGAAAGTGGAACGTATAGATCATACATCTTACAAGGTAGTTTTTGATTCATCTCAATTCGCGTCGGCGTTATAACATTCCAATCTGTTGACGAAATGCGAAATTCGCGCGCGATTGTATTAAAATATGTTGGTGTATTATATCCAATATCATCATGCGCAATAATATTTGGAAATTGTTCCATCAGGGGAACGGGATTACTATCAGTTATTCTTGTGACATAATCGCGGAAATCTTTAATACACTTGTTTCTCGCATGCAATGATCCAAAGAATAAGCGGATGTAAAGCGATTTTTCAAGTGTAAATCCTTGAAGTGGAAATTGCCAAACCGGTTTTCCATCGACGATGAGATTCGAACTTATCGCACTAATTTCCTTAATCAGCGAATAAAGTCGCGCAATACCGTTATTTTCAATGCGTGTGCGTTGTTCAATTTCTGTTTCTAATTGCACGGATGTCATTCGCCAGCTTGGGTTGTGTGCACTGATATCATAATCAAAGTAGGGATTAATATTTGTTAAATGCACGCAAACTTTGCTCCCATTAATAAGTGTTCCATGAAGGCGTAAATCATATTGCGCTTTTCCATATTTCCATGTATCAGTGTCATAAATATCACACGGCTTAAAAATTATTGGTTTTCCTACTTCAGGATTTATAGCTTCATTTATGAACGATTCGCGTGTTTCTAATTTATCAACCTCGGAACTATTTATCATAGAAACGGATAAACGGTTAGATGTATATAATTATAATAGCATATTCAAATTATACGCGTTGTATATTGTTAATTGCTGTTATTCTATCATCAAAAATAGGGTTATGATTGATATTAAATCCACAATAATCAACGGGATTTCGCGCGTAATCAACGGGTTTATAGATGCCAGAAACTACCGCTTCGTTCAAAAGAAATTTAAAAATACTCCAAAATTGTGGTTTATGATTCCATTCTGCATAATTTGCAATATGCGCAACTTCATGTAATACGACAAACATTAGAGTATTAATATCAACAATTTGCGCGGGATTATCAATATCGCGCAAGCACAACATTATTAATTTTCCTTTCGCCCAAGAATATGCAACATTTTTACCTTTTTGTGATGGCCGGTGTTCATGAATGACTTCGTAATTAAAATCGCGCAAGAGATGATCTACGAAAACGTATTCGGGTGTGTTTTTAACAACATCGCATTTGTCGCCATTGCATTCGTCAGTGGTTGCACCAATCATATACTTACGTCGCAAATTATCGAGTAATTTTAGCAAACGATTATTTATTTGATAAACAAGGGAAATAGTCTGTGACATCGCTCCCTTTTTTGTAATAACATTAACGATCATACCGCGAATAACAACTTCCTGTGTTTTTGTGCGCGTAATAACGCAAATTATGATCGCGCTCATAATTACGCATAGTGCTAATATTGCCCACATTGTTGCGCGATGCGATATATGTGGATTTATATATACACAAATATAAAATGAGTATCATGAAGAATTACTTAAGATATAAACCGGTTCGTGTCGTATGGCTAAAACCGGCACAGGATGATATAAATGAAAGCTCGCATACTTTTTGTTTTGTTGGGGCTGATGCTCCAGTATCAGTTCGGGCATCTTTTGCACGCCTGAATGTTGAGTTTTCGGAACCAAATGCGAATAATGTAAAAATACTTGCATCTGATAAATGGTCGCAACTTAAAGATTATTATAATGCGCCATTGCGCGAAATATTTGGCGCGAATTTAATGACGCAACAAATGAGTAAATTATGCGAAATATGCGAGCCTGTTGCGAATGTAATGTCGCGAATTAAAAAAGGCGGCGGCAACCCGCCACCACTACAGCCATCCGCTCCAACATTCGGAGATAATGATGATGAACTTAAAGAAATCGCGCAACTTCTTGAAACACCTGCAACAGGCAAAGCAAAATTGGAAATTTCTGCGCAAATTGAACGCGCACCACAATTTGCTAACGGTGGTATAACACTTGTTCCAGATTTGCAAATGTTTCCAGATGATTCGTTTGCCGATATTAAACGCAAAATTTACAGCGCAACGAAAATTCCAATTTACAGGCAACATCTCGTTGCGATATCATTACCAAGGGATGGGTCCATTGGCAATAGTGTTATATCATATTCTATTTCTACAACAGGTACATATGTTGTTAATTTTTGTGATTTATTCGCGCAACACAGTGACGATGACCATAACACTTTATTTAATATTTCTATTGATGAAACTATTTATAGATCGCGCGATGAATTGAGAATTGAAGCGCGTGATCATATAACAGCAATCAATGATATTGCGCCAGATTTCTTTATCGTTCTTGATTTGGCGAATTGGATCATTCCACAAGTTGAATATATTCGCGCAATATTAACCGATAATTACCAATTTGAATTGCTTTATTATGGATTTATTGTTAAATATTTTCCACAACTAACTCGCGAATGTTTTTACACTTATTTAACAAATGAGATTGAACTTACCGATAGATTTCCGGATCTCGCGCCTGTCTTACCAACTGTGCGGGATTCGGTTTTAACACAATGCAAAATTTGTCGCAATGTTTATAGCGATTATAATAAAAAAGAAATTGGTGCTATTGATCATGTTATATTACACGCAAGTGTTAGTTCGCAATGTAGCGGCGGACTTAAACCAGTTAATTTACGCAATTTATTTGATTCCGTTATTTGTAGTAAAACAATTACGCAAATCTATGCAATAGTTGATAGTATACCATTTCAAAACGGATCGCGCGAAATTTCGCGCTTTGAATTGCGCAAATTTTACAAATCATTTGAACTTATGAGTGCATTCGCGTATTCATCAAGTGTTGGCGGGGGGTCAAATCGCTCGCCACCTCTTTCTGGGGAACCTGGAGTTGTTATAGTTTATACTATTCCAAACAACGATGCCGCAATGGATAATAATATGTATATGATGATTCGCGCAACTGGAAAAATAACGTTTCAATTTCAATGGCATGAAGAAGATGAAATAACATTTAGCGATATGGTAGCAATATTTAGCAAACATACCCGCATTATGTTAAATGAATTGCTTGAAATGGGGGTTCATATTGCATCTTATACTGAGCCAATAACGCCTGAAACTATTCACATACAATCACTTGCAGTTGCCATGCGATGGAAACGTATTATTAGTGCGAAACAATTTAAAATGTTGCACGGAATGTTTAATGAATATTATCGCGCAGATATTATGTATCCTCGCCAAACTGCAAAAGATGCGCTAAGTTTTGTATTTACGCGCGGAATAAGTAATATTGATTTTCAACAGTTAGAACACCGATTGGCCGCTGCAAATATAACTGAAGCGAATCATTATGCGTATTTATCAGTAAGTGCAATTAGACAAAAATGGTTGCAGAACTTTGCCGGTAGAATTGTTAATATAACGCATCGCGCGGTAGATGTTCGTTTTGATATTCATGACGCTTATGAGAGCGAATATCGTACTTTTGAACAATATTTAACTGCTTTCATCAATAATTTTGCTCGTGAAATCACGCATCAAACAGGACAGAGTTTCGCTGATGCCGCAAGAGAAGCAGAAATTGATCCAAGTCGCCGTAGATTACGCCGTATGCAAGATATTGATCCTGTTCTTTATAATCTCAAAAAACATGGAGCACCTCGCGTATATTCAACGCGTTGCCAACACGGCAAACAACCAATTTTATATTCGCACCATGAAGAAGAAACAAAGCGAGTTCCTCGCGATGCTGTGCGCTATTGGAATTTCACAACTAATAAGCCGGCATATTATTCTTGTCCCGATAAACGTTATCCGCATCTTAACTTTCTTATTAATGTTCACCCAAAAGGATATTGTATTCCATGTTGCGGAAGAATTAAACCGGCTGCGGGTTCTAAACACGCACAAATTGAAAAGATTTGCAGCGCATCGCATACATTTGATGTCGCGCGCATATCTGAAATGCCGATTAGCTACGTCATGTCATTTGGCAAAGATTTGCCAGAGGGTAGATTATCGCATTTACCAGCTGGTTATTTGCGCGATTCTCTCAATAACGCATCAAATGCCGACAAACCGGGAACAGAATTATTAGTATTTGGAGTTCCGCAAAATATGGGAATAATTAACACACTATGCGTTATTCTTGATCTAACAATGGGGGAGTTTGTGGATAAAATAGTGCGTGGAATATCAACGGGAATAATTCCTTTTGATACAATCGCCGGCGGACAAGCTGCTACTTATTTTATTACTCGCGCAGCATTTGCTGGCTATATTGCACTTCTCGCAACGGGAAAAGTTAATGTACTACCTCCCGGAACGCAGGATTTCATGCGCGTACTTTTAACAGATTGTATGCGTATTGTGTTTAATGTTGGTATGATTTATCTTATTGGAGCAGAACATGCGCGAGATATGCGCTTAATTGTTTCGCAATATGATATCACGCAAAATAAAATTGTGCGAGTTGGATTTGCGATTATTATGCATGATGATATTAATCCGATATTGCAAATAGATTCTGATGAATTTGTACGCAAGGGTACGATAACATCGCGTGATCTTCCGCAAAGATGTATGTCAATTTTATTTGAAATTGCGCGTGATAAACACGCGATTTCAATCAACAATCGCGCGATTGATTTGCAATTAATTGAAAACTTTTGCAAATATAAAAAATATCAGATTAATAAACGATACGTTGGAAAACGTGGATTATGTTATGCAACATTGATTGATATGGGTAATAGCATAAACGCATATATTCCCTGCGAGTTCAGCATGATACTTGGCACAATGCATTCAAATACAATTGAACAGGATTCACAAAATGATACTGGAATTTATGCGAGTCATTGTGTTGAATTGGTTGAGCAAATTAATAAGTATATAACAACAAACACGTCAATACAATATCATACACTTTCAATTGGGGCGTTAATTAGCGTGCATAATGCGATTATCGGTTGCATGCTTACTGGCGGCAGAACAATGATGGTTTATTTTGATAAATATGATATTGATGAAGAAACAGAAAGTAAAATATTTACCGGGCGCCAAACACTAACAATTGATCCGCGCGAGCATTTGCGTATGTATGTATCTGATATTGCCAACACACAATCAATCGCTAAGCATATCGCGTTGGCGGCATCATTTTGCGCGTATCCATATTATGAATACGAATTATTTTGTGCGCATTTTATGGCACAAATACTTGTAATACAGAATAGCGAAATTCGCGCCAAACTCAATACGATTATATCATCACAAGATTCGCAAGCAAATAAACTTGAAAAACTTAATTTGCTTGGATTATCAAAACACGATATTTCTATTATTGTTGATTCGCAATTAGGAAAGCGTGCCAAAACATCGCACGCGATACAACAACTTGATGCAGATTTAATTGACTTTTACGCAAAGATCGATGGTTCTCGCGAAGACTTGCAAGAATGGATTATTCAATTAATGCGTGATAGAGTGATACGAACTGAAAAGCGTAATATACGCGTTCCAGCAATTATTGCACCATGTGATGCGAAAACGCAAACTCGTGAGCATGCCATTCATTGTTCAAGCGAGGATCCAAATAAATTATTAATTAACGCACCTCTTGAATCACTCGTTTCAATTTTAGCATCTGATTTACAGAATCCAATAAAACGCGCATATATAATCTCGCGGGGGTCATCACCAGAATCGCGCGCGGCATTCAGTGATTTTACTTTCAGAAATACAGAAGTTTTAGTTGTAAAAAAATACGAATTGTAAAATATATCACATGCGAAAATGACTGATGACGCGAAACCTTTAAATTTTGTGGCGGCAGAAGGGGGTGCTACTCACGAGAAACCACCCGCGCTTTTGTCCATGTTTGCGCAGGGTATTTATAATATTCCGTACAAATCGCTTTTATTCTTATTTGTTTTGTTTATTTTCATTACATCTGATATTTTCAATGCGACAATTCTCAAAAAAATTAATGGAACGATTAATAGTGAGCAAGATTGCGCAACACCATATGGAACAGTAATTCAGGGAATATTACTCGTAATCGGTTACGCGATACTCAACTTTTTGATATCACATGAGATTATATGAAGTGTCACTCCGCGGTAGTACATGATGTACAAAATCTTCTACAAATTTGCGATCAAATTCATCCGGGAATTCACAATCACTTCCTGGCGAATCTTCAATCTCGCTAAAATTATCACCGCAACATGTATTTGCAACAATTATGGTATCGTCCAGTATTGTGATAATATATTCGCATATTTTTTTCGTTATTTCCGAACAGTGTGCGCCGAGTATGTTAATTTTACCACTTGGAAACATTTTAATGCGAATAGATTTATTGGGTTTGTCTGAAACAGGTGTAATAAATTTAATGGATAATTTAGAATCATCTATACCATATTGCGCATATGCTACATTAAAAGGAGGAAACGGATAGTTAGATGTGTTATTTCTAACACGCGAAATAACTGCGCGTAAATTGATAATAGCGTTTTCTGGCATTATTCGGCGCCATTTGTAATTTTTCATAATAGGAACGAGTTCATTTGCAACTATTTGCGGGGTTGTTGGCAAATTATAAGCAACATGTAAAGATCGCGCTAATATTGGAATAAGAACATGATCGCGAAGATTAATAATATCATCAATCATATCCGGTCGTGTTCCAGGAAGACCAAACCGTCCATTACGAAATAAACGAATTTTATAAACAATACCAAATTTTGCCGAATGAATCCAAAACAAAATTGACGAATTAAAGCTCTTACCATCACCGTGTATTTTGCGCGTTTTGTTATGTAACCGCTCTTGCTTTTTGATATGTTGACGTTCCGCCTTTTCTGCAGCCGACATATCGATTTGTCCGGTTTTAACACGCTCATCAAAATCTGCAATTGATACAGTACCGTCATTACAAACCGCGCGAACACAAGGATATGTTAAAAACGGTCCAATATGTTTTATAAGAATACTTTCGTCAAACACAACATTGGTGAGTCCGCCATTAAGCCCAAACGTGGTTGGAATAAGTTTATCAAAATCGCGCGATTTTGCTGCGATAAAGTCATTAATATCTTGTTCATACCTTGTCATATTATTTGCAGTTTCTGGCAATTTGTCACCAATTACGATTTGTTGTGATTCGCGCGCACATTGTTGCGGTTGTATTTGTGCCTGTTCTACATCAGGTGTATTATTAGGATCAATTGATATTTGCGTATGTGTTTTTAACGCGCGTGATAAAATGGTATAAATATCCTCTTCTTCCATATGATGGTGTATATATTATAACAGTCTTGCGCAATTCAATTGTATCAAAAAAATAATGTTGTGCATTTACATATTGCGAATTATTTATTTCTCAAATTTTGCATCGCGTTATCAAAATCTGCTTGTGTGTGAGTTTCTTGCGCCGCAGGCGCTCCATTTGTTGAATGATCTCGCGCGTACATTATAAGATTTGGAATAAGTTCAATAAATAAACGCGTTCCGGGTCCAATATTGTAGTCATTAAAAATGCTACTCGCAATTTGTGACGTGTCATGTCTCATTCGGCGTAGTTTTGCGCGCACGTGTTTTGACCAACCGCGCAAATCTGGATTAAAACCAAGAACTGAACGATTTCCATCGCAGAGAGTTTCAAGGCTTGTTGCCGCGAGCATAATACATTCATCTGCAATTGTTCCAAATCTACGCCTATCATTATGCCTTTTGAGTATTTTAAGAGTTCCTGCGATTAATTCAAGCGAATCATCAACAGTTGGTATAGTAATTCTCGCAACATCTTCACCATCTTCGCGAAACAAATCGTACAAATCTTGTATTTCTTCAATCATCGTTAATTTTTTATCACGTTCGCGATCTTCATCCAGGAATCCATTGGAATCAATGGATAATGCGCTTAACGCCGATGTCAAACGATCGCGTTTGCGTTCTTCCTCTGTAAATCGCAAACCTTCTGTACTTATTCTGGAATTAGATGTATGTAATTCTTGTTGCGGTTGCGATTGCGATTGCGATTCCGGTTGTTGGGAATATGTGTCAAAATCAGACGCAATCGGTTCGGATTGTGGTTGCGATTGCATGGATGGTTGCGGTTGTAAGCGCTGTTCGTCATGCGATTCATCATTTGGTTTGAAAATTCCACAATGTACGCGATCTTCAACTTCTTTAAGTTTTTGCATTAAAAGTTCTTGCGATGATAATGGTGGAGGCGCGTCGATCAAGGATGACGGGGTGCTCTCATCATTTGCAAGCATTGATGTTTCTATAACCGTTGCATTTTGTGTTGCATATTTTGGATTTGCGAGACTTCCCAATCCAAAAATATTAATTGGATTTGACATTCCTATATTGTTAATCCCTTTATATTAAAATATAGTTTTTGCCAAAATGCAAAGATCTTATAGAAAAATATGCGCAATTAAACACAAGGGGGAACGATGCGTTGCTGATTTACCAACATATGATATATTGGATGATGAACATATATTTATAAGTTTTGATTGCGCTTATAGAACATTAGGATGGTGTATTCTTGGATTTAATCCCACACGAACTATTATTAAGTTGCGCGAATTCGGCGCAAATCTTCCGCAAATTCCCCGTGATATACCATGGTTTAATATGTTTCATCTTATTGGTAAGGGGGTTGAAGATGTTCTCGGTGCGAAAATTAAAGATGTTAATAGAGTAAATCGCGCAAAATTACTCGCTGATACAATCGCGCGTATTATTCCGCGCAAAATTATCGCGCGTGCAACAATCGTTATTGAAGAACAATTACGCGCGCAGATGTTACGTGGGAGTTTTCGCGTTGCAGGAGGAAATGCCGATATTGAAGCGCAGTTGCTTATGTATTTCACGGCTGTTGAACCAGCTCGCAAAATTATATTAATTAATTCAAAGATAAAGAAAAAATATATGGAAGAACTAGGATTATCGAGCGCAAATTTACCTTATAATAAACGCTATGATGCTAATAAATGTAATTCTTGCAAAGCATTTGGTATGATTTCCACTCAATTTAATTTTGGAGACGTTGGCAAAACG